TGAGAAGTATGACAAAGTATTTGGGAATGATAACGTGTTTATACATGCTCACTTTGGAACAAACGATATTGATGCTATCTTTAATAAACTTAGATACTTAATTATAGGTTGCGATTGTAAGTGGGTAATCGTAGATCATTTACACATGCTTGTTAGTTCTTTGGCAGAAGGTGACGAGCGTAGAGCTATTGATAATATTATGACAAGACTCCGTAGTATGGTAGAAGAAACAGGAGCAGGTTTAATATTAGTATCACACCTCCGTAGAGTAGAAGGCAATCGAGGACATGAGAATGGAGTCGAAGTAAACTTGTCACATCTTAGAGGTAGCCAAGCCATTGCACAGCTATCTGATTGTGTAATAGCGTTAGAGCGAAACCAACAAGCTGATGATGAGCTAGAGGCTAGGACAACTAAACTTAGAATACTTAAATCTAGATACACAGGAGATGTAGGAATGGCTACAGCTTTAGTTTATGATCCTGTTACTGGTAGATTATCAGAAGATTATAATGAACATACCTTTCAATTAGACAACAGCGAGGTTGATTTTTAATGAAATTAATATTTGATATAGAAGCAAACGGTTTATTAAAGCACCAACTAACAGAAAATATAAAGCAAGAAGCAACAAAAATCTGGTGCATTGTAGCTATAGATGAAAACAATACTCTCTATACTTTTGAGCCTGGAAAAATTAAAGAAGGAATAGAGTTATTAAAAGCTGCAGATACTTTAATTGGTCACAATATAATAGGCTTTGATATACCTGCAATAAAAAACTTATATGGTGTAGATCTGTATGAACATTGTAGTATTATAGATACTCTTGTTTTATCTCAGCTTTGCAATCCTAACAGAGATAAAGGACACAGCTTAAAAGCTTTCGGAGGAAAGATAAATTTTACAAAAGATGAACACGAAGACTTTACAATGTTTTCTCAAGAGATGTTAGACTATTGTATTAAAGATGTTCGTCTAAATAAAAAAGTTTATGATCTTCTTCTCTTAGAAAGTTCTTCTTTTTCAGCAGAATCTATACAACTAGAGCATGACACAAGAAGAATAGTATGTCAGCAAATAGAGAATGGTTTTGCTTTTGATTATAAAAAAGCAAGTATTCTTTTAGCTGAACTTACCCAAAGAAAATCAGAAGTGGAAGGAAAAGTAAAAGAAACTTTTAAACCTAAAGAAACAGAGCATACTATTTTATTAAATGTAAAAGAAAATCAATTAGCTGATGGAAGCTATTCTAAAAAAATGGGCTATGATCACTTCAATAAGAAAAGAACTCAGCTATCAGAGGATGAAAAAGAATTAGTTAAGTCAGGATGTGTTACTTCTTTTAAACGAATACAGATTACTGAGTTTAACTTAGGATCAAGAAAACAAATAGGTGAATACTTAATAGAGTTTGGTTGGAAGCCCAACAGATTTACACCAACAGGACAACCTATTGTAGACGAAGCAACACTAGAAAAAGTTAAACACATACCAGAGGCTAAACTTATTGCTGAGTTTTTATTATTACAAAAACGTATAGCACAAGTGCAATCTTGGATTGACTCAGTAAAAGATAACGGAAGAATACACGGTAACGTTATCACTAACGGAGCTATCACAGGTCGCATGACACATTATAATCCCAACACCGGGCAGATACCGAGTACTCGTAAGCCTTATGGAAAAGACTGTAGAGAATGTTGGACTGTCAATACTGGTAATGTCTTACTAGGAATAGATGCTTCTGGACTAGAGCTTAGAATGCTTGCACACTATATGAAAGATAAGGAATATACTAATGAAATTATTAACGGAGATATACACACCTCTAATCAAAAACTTGCTAGACTTAAATCAAGAGATCAGGCGAAGACATTCATCTATGCCCTCATGTACGGAGCAGGAGATGCAAAGCTTGGAAGCGTGGTTGGAGGAACTAAAACAGATGGTAAAAGATCTAGACAATATTTCTTTGATAATCAACCATCATTCAAATCTCTTAGAGATAGAGTTACGAGAGCGTCAACAAAAGGATATCTCAAAGGGCTAGATGGTCGTAAGATATTTATACGAAACCAACATGCTTCTTTAAATACTCTGTTGCAGGGAGCAGGAGCTATCGTTATGAAAAAAGCTCTTGTTCTTTTTGATAAACATCTTAAAGAAGCTGGACTTGCATATAAGTTTGTTGCTAATATACATGATGAATGGCAAATGGAAGTTCCTAAAGATAAAGCAGAACTAATTGGTGCGATGGGTGTTCGTTCAATTATAGAGGCAGGACAACATTTTAATATGAATTGTCCTTTAGATGGCGAATATCAATCAGGAGGTAACTGGAGTGAAACACACTAAGAAGGAATTAAACAACAAAAGAAAAGGAGACTTTGCGGAGTACTATGCAGTCACTTGGTTGTGGGATAATGGTTACGAAGTATTCCAAAACTCAGGATGTACAGGCCCTATAGATATGATTGCTATGGATAAGAAAGGAGAGGTAACTTTTATAGATGTTAAAACTTTTAAACCGCAGACAACAGGAAATAAACTCTCATCTTCTACAGCACATTCAAGAACTAAAAAACAAGTGAAGCTTGGTGTAAGAATACTAGGCTTTGATCCAGAAAACAGACAACTAAGATTCGTGGAGCATCAGAAATAAAATGAAAAATACTTATAAAAAAGAATCAGGACATTGGTATGCTAAAGATGGAGAACCTAAGTACACTATCATAGGTGCTAATGGAAAAGAAAGAAACACAACCTTAAGGGATGCAAAAAAAGAAGGATATGTTCCCTCCGTTACAACAGTCATGGGTTTAATTGCAAAACCTTTTCTTGAGAACTGGAAAATAGATCAAGCATTAAAGTCTGCAATATCTTTAAGTAAGTTTGAAGGAGAAACAGACAATGCTTTTTTAGTAAGATGTAAAATAGATTCTAAAAAAATAGGAATGGACGCAGCTAAAAGAGGGACAGCTATCCACGCTGACATTGAAAAAGGATTTACAGAAGATATAAAAACTGATTCTTATTTAGTAGTAAGAGAATGGTTAGATGAAAACTATCCCGATGAAGAATGGATAGCAGAAGGATCTTTCTGTGCTAAAGAAGGATACGGAGGTAAGATAGATCTATATTCTAAATCAGGAATCTTTGTAGACTTTAAAACAAAAGATAATTTAGAAGGGAAAACATCTTCTAAGTTAGTGTTCGATGAATATGGAATGCAGTTGTCTGCTTATGCACAAGGATGTGAGTTTAAAAAACCAGAAAGAGTTTCTATTTTTATAGATAGAGAAGATACTAGTATTATATGTTGTCATGTTTGGGATAAGAAAACACATAAAAAACATTTAGGAATGTTTAATAGTATCTTTGATTATTGGAAACTTTCTAAAAACTATGATCCAGTTACAGGTGTACTATGAGTGCAAGAAGATCTAAGAAAATAAGAAAACAAGCTAAACAAATGTTTATTGATTGGTTAAGAACTATGACTCCAGAAGGAGAAGAACCTAAAAAAATTAACAAACATAATATTCATTTGTTTTTACCAGATCAGTCTCATTTTTATGCTAACGGACAGTTTAGATTAAGTGCGTTTACTTTAAAATGGTTTGAAAAGAAAATAAAAAGAAACCCTAACTTTAATTTAAAGGACTTAGATGCCTAAAAGATTTCCAAGAAAAGTAAGACCAAGAGAAAAGAACGTACCTAAAGGCTATGATAGTAAGTGGGAATACTTATTACATCAGGGTGTTCTTAAATCTTGGGATCACCATACAGATAAAATACCTTACGTTGTACAGCACAACTACGAACCAGACTTTATAAAAGATAAAGTACTTATTGAAGCAAAGGGTAGGTTCTGGGATCATGCAGAGTATAGTAAATATATCTGGATTAGGAAGTCTCTACCTGATACAATGGAGCTTGTGTTTCTATTTCAGAAACCATATTCTCCAATGCCAGGAGCTAAGAAAAGAAAAGATGGAACAAAAAGAACGCACGCTGAATGGGCAGAAGCGAATAATTTTAAGTGGTACACAGAAGAAACTTTACCAGAGGAGTTTAAATAATGGTTGATTATAAATTCAACGAAGAAAATACAATAAAACAAATAAAAAGATATGTAGATAAAACATATGAGAAACACTACGCTAGTGGAAAATATCAAGCAACAGATATGATTATTGATGCAGGACACGGTGAGGGTTTTTGCATGGGTAATATTATAAAGTATGCTATGCGTTATGGTAAGAAACCTAATCCTGTTACTGGAGAGTATAGGAATCAAGGAGACTTATTAAAAATTATACACTACGCTATAATAGCTATACACTTATGGGTAGAGAATAAAACAAACTCAACAGAAGACGAAGCCTCAGAGGAATACTTATCTGTTAAAAGAGAAATGTTTCCAAGAAACGAAGACGGAACAAGGAAAGGGTGGTACAAATGATGGGAAGACTATTATATATGATACCTTTTTTTGGTATGTTAATAAGTTCATACTTTATATGGACTGCAGATATACGAGCAGCAGTAATAATGGCAGGGCTTTCACTAACACAAAGCTTAATATGTTTTTTATATCTTGTTTTACAAATCATGGCTAATGGAACTAATGGTACATTAGAAGTAGAGGTAGAGCTTTGGGATGCTCTTATGCCTGTTATCTTTCTTATGTTATCTTCTGTAACATTCTTATTAATAACAACA